GGAGAGATATGTAGCGAGGACGATATCGTTCGCTGCTAAATACGGCGTCAAGGAGAATCTTGACGATAATCATAATATAGGAGAATCTATATGAGTAATATGTTTAACTCCCTATTAAAGGAGATTGATAATGAGTATGCGGGTATTGCTGATGAGGGTGTTGAAGCTGGTGATGTTACTGGTTTTATTGGCACCGGGAGCTATAGTCTTAACGCTCTCCTCTCTGGCTCTATTTACGGTGGTCTTCCCGCAAATAAGGTTACCGCTCTTGCCGGAGAGCCTTCAACCGGCAAGACCTTTTACGCAATCAACATTGTGCGACAGTTCCTCAGAGACAACGAAACTGGATTCGTCTTCTATTTCGAATCCGAATCTGCTATCTCTAAGCAAATGCTGGCAGATAGAGAGATTGACACAAAGCGAGTTGCTGTTGTGCCGGTCGCAACTATCCAAGAGTTCCGCACTCAAGCCGTAAAAATCCTCGACAAGTATATTGAAAGCAAGAATGAAAAGGATCGTCCTCAGATGCTCTTTGTTCTCGACTCACTTGGCAATCTTTCTACTACGAAAGAGATGGAGGATATTGCTGATGGTAAAGATACGCGCGATATGACACGCGCACAGCTTGTTCGTGGTGCATTCCGTGTTCTCACTCTAAAGCTTGGTAAGGCCAAAGTTCCTCTCATTGTGACCAATCACGTTTATGATGTTGTAGGTTCTTATGTTCCAACTAAGAAGATGGGTGGTGGTTCTGGTCTAGAGTATGCAGCATCTACAATTCTTTTCCTCTCTAAGAAGAAGGATAAGGACAAGTCTGATAATTCCGTTACTGGTGCTATCATAACTGCCAATCTTAAGAAAGCACGTTTGACCATCGAGAATAAGAAAGTCGAAACTCTCCTTGACTATGCAACTGGTCTTGATCCATACTATGGTCTTCTTGACCTCGCAGAGAAGTTTGGTATCTTCAAGAAGGTAACAACCCGTTACGAACTTCCTGATGGAACTAAAGCATTTGAATCAGCAATCGAAAAGAATCCTGAAAAGTATTTCACTAAGGAAATTCTCGACCTGATCGATGAGAAGTGTAAGGATGAATTCCTTTACGGTAAGTCTAATGTTGCAGCAGTGGAGGAAGAATAATGAGTTTCCTTGAAAAAGCTAATGACAAATACGGTGCTATCTTCATGGTTTGTGCCGCAGTAACTCTAATATTACTTCTATTAGTCTGTGTTGGCATTGCAATTCTGACGAATGGTTTATTCCTTTTGTTGTTTCCATTAGGATTCATCTACATGCTGTATAAGACCTATCGTGAGGGAGATAATCAATGATTTTAGGTGTTGATTTTCGTTTCAGTGAAGTGTATAATACAGAGACTTCAGCAATTGAGTTGCTGACGGAAGCGTACAAGGGCATCATCTATCGTTATACAAACGTTGGTGTTCGTGAGAATGAGGATGACACAGCTACATTGCGATTTGCATATGAGATATTGTCACCTGGCAAATTTAAGGAAGACAAGCTTCGTGAAGATGAGTATTTTCAGCAGCACCTTGGATTAGTTCTCAATACCTTAATCATTGACATAGCGGAGATTGATAGTGCAAATAGAGAAGGTAATTCTGAAGAATCTGTTGAAGAACGAATCATATATGAGGAGAGTTCTTCCGTTTCTGAAGACTGAGTATTTCAGCGATGAAATTGAAAGAATGATCTTTAAAGAGATTCATGATTTCACTCTGAAGTACAACAATCTTCCTACTGCTGACGCACTTTTGATTGAGGTAGATTCTCTACGAAATCTAACTGCTGATCAAGCCAAAGCTGCCAGTGAAGTGATCAAAGAAATCCAAAAAGATGCTGTTGACACTAATGGTGATTGGCTTCTTGATTCGACTGAAAAGTTTTGTCAAGAGAAGGCAATCTATAATGCGATTATGCAATCTATCGAAATTATGAACAACAAGAGTGGCGCTCTCACGAAGGGCGCCATTCCCGATCTTCTGACACAAGCTCTTGCTGTGACATTCGATCCTAATGTTGGACATGATTACTTTGAAGAGTTTGAAGAACGATATGAGTATTATCACCGCGTTGAACACAAGCTTCCTTTCGATCTAGAATTCTTTAACAAGATTACAAAGAACGGTTTCAGCAAGAAGACATTGAATATCTTTCTTGCCGGTACTGGTGTGGGTAAGTCTCTAACAATGTGTCATATGGCTGCAGCCAATATTTCACAAGGAAGAAACGTTTTGTATATCACAATGGAACTTGCAGAAGAAGAAGTCGCAAAGCGTATCGATGCAAATCTAATGAACATTGCGATTGACGATCTTCTAGTTCTTCCTGAAGACATGTATCTAAAGAAAGCTGGTGCGCTTAAGAACAAGTCAAACGGCAAGCTTATCGTAAAAGAATATCCAACTGCATCTGCATCCACTCTTCATTTTAAGGCATTGTTGAATGAATTGAGTTTGAAGAAGTCTTTTGTTCCAGAAATCATCTACATTGATTATCTTAACATCTGTGCATCTGCTCGTATCAAGCCTGGTGGTAACGTGAATAGTTATACCTACATCAAGAGTATCGCAGAAGAACTGCGTGGACTTGCTGTTGAGTTTGAAGTTCCAGTGGTATCTGCCACTCAGACAAATCGTCAGGGCTTTGATAACTCAGACGTTGATCTGACAAACACATCTGAATCGTTTGGTCTACCTGCAACCGCTGACTTTATGGCCGCTCTTATTTCTACAGAACAGCTAGAACAGTTAGGACAGATTATGGTAAAACAGTTGAAGAATCGCTATGCTGATCCTTCATCGAACAAGCGGTTTGTTATCGGTATTGAAAAAGCCAAAATGAAGCTGTTTGATGTGGAACAATCTGCACAAATGGATATCGTTGACAGCGGACAGACCTCTAATATCCCTAAAATTCCTCAAAAACAATTTGGTAATACAAAGGATAAGTTTAGAGGATTAAAAGTATGATAGCAAGGAGAAGAAGTGAAATGAAGTACAATGTTATTGCGCTACGGACTGAGGACAACGATTATATCTGGTGTGTTATGGAACAAGATACCGAACAACTCATTAGAGCATTTGAGTTTGAGGACGATGCCGACAGCTATTGTGAATTCTTAACACGTGGTGGGGCATTTGATGGGTTCACTCCCAGCTTCATTTTACAGGAAGTTGCAAATTACAGAGATATCAACCGTGAGTTTAGTGCTATTCTTCACGAATGACGGTCGAAAGGACCATGAGATAATCCACAAATAACGTGAAAGAACAGGCTGGAGACGGGTCTAGGAGCGGGTTGGAGCAATCATACCCATCGCCTAAACCTCGCTCCAGCCTGCTCCTATTGCGTCTGGACAAGTTCTAATGAAATCAAGCACTTAGCTCAATACCAAAACCCAATAAAATCAAGCACTTAGCACTGCGACAGGTTGTCGCACTTTTTTGTTGGTCTCGACCCTTGAAATCCGACCTTGCCATACTTATCTATAGTATATGAGAAGGAAAACTACTATGGCCAGACTTCATTTCGTGGAACGTCAAGCTTTCCGTAATGCCGTAGAGACCCTTTGGGACACGCGGAAGTTGTTTTGGGATGACCTGCGTTATGACCATCGCACCCGCAACCAGATGATTGCCAATGAGATCCGCAAGTTGGGATACGATGAAATTACCTGGGTTCGGATTGGGAACCAAATGCAAGCTCAAGTTTACCAGTAAGTCATGCATCCAGAGCATATCAGCTATGCAATGACCGCTCTTGAAAAACCGACTTGCCATACTTATCTATAGTATATGACAACGGAGACTACCATGACCCTCGCTGAACACCTCGCTGCCCTCAACGCTGAAAAGCGGGCTTGGGTGGCTGAAGATCCCGATAACCGCTGGACTGGACTCTACGTCGAGGAACTCGATTTCTGGGCTGAGATGGGTGTCACGACCGTGGCTCAGTTCAAGCGATACGAAAACGAAAGTTTCTTCTGGGAGATGTACAAGGATGTTACGGGTTGTCGCCCGCGCCACATCAATCTCAAGGACATGTCCGACGAGGAACTGGAACACGAGATTAGCCTTCTCAACCGCATGATGGAAGATGAGATCAAGCGCGAGGAAGAATGGCGCGCTCAGGAGATGATCTTCATTCAGGAAGACGCTGAGGAAGAGAATAAGAAGCGCGACGAATCTCCGCTTCCGATTGACTATGTGGCTCACAACTATCAGGATGGATGGCTCTAATGGCCCTTGAAATTTTTGTTCGCGTTTCGCTCTTTATTGCGCTAATCGCATATCTTGGCTGGTTCTGGTCAACTGTTTATTCATGGGTTCTCTAATGCTTAGATTTCTACTCGGTATGGTTCTGGGCACTTCGGCCACAACTGGTCTTGGCTTACAGATTGTGATGGGTACCATCGGCTTCGGCTTTATGGCTTGGGGCTTCTATTCAATGCTTATGCATGGAAAATTGGAATAATGTTTATTCTGGCATATGAATCGACCTATGAAAACCAAATAATCTTGGGTGTATATTCGTCCCTTGATACCGCTATGATCGCGGTACAGCGATATACTCAGGATGAACTGGATTCTGTTTTCTACCGTGATCTCGTTATCCGTCAGTTTACTGTTGACGCAGAACCTGAAATGGATACCGGAACTGTAGTGTGGTCCAACTGGCGTGGAGAGGAATAATGTTTAGCACCGATAAGACGGCTTATACCAACGGCTTTCATATGACCTTCGCAAACGGTTGGACTGTTTCGGTTCAATTCGGCAAGGGCAACTACATTTCGGATCGTGATCATCACGGCCAGAGTGTTGATGCTGAGATTGCCGCTTGGGACAAGGATGACAACTGGTATTACTTTGACACCGAAAATGGTAAGGTCAAGGGTTGGGTAAAGCCTGATGAGGTTGCGGACTTCATGGCGATGATAAAGGCAAAGTAAATGAAAGTTTATGCTGCGGTTGGTCTAACGGCTCGATTTGATTGGGCTTCTAGATCCGATATCAAAATTCTCGGCTACTACAAAACGAGAGAAGGTGCCGAGAGAAAAATTACAAAGATGAAAGAAAGTAATTCATGGTACATGGACTGGGAAGAGTTCGGTATTGATGCAATTACAATTGAGGACTAAAACTAATGGACATTAAGATCATCGGCAAAGCCAAGCACATGTGTAAGGCCGAAATCAAGTTCGCTACCGCATTCTTTGCCAACTATGTGATGGGCGAGCGTTTAGCCAAGAACCTCGATTTCGAAATCTGTTTTGAGGATCAGGGTAAGATGGCCGAAGGGCATTGTAATCCTATTGATGCTGAATGGCGTCCTCGCTCGTTTGAGATTGGTATCAATCCAAGACTCCAGCGTTATAAGATGCTCCAATGTCTCGCGCATGAGATGGTGCATGTGAAGCAGTATGCCCGTGGTGAGTTGTCTTCCGAATTGATTACCGCAAAGTGGCAGGGCAAGGTCTATAAGATTACCAATTCGTTTGAGGACTATCTCAATTATCCTTGGGAAGTGGAAGCTTACGGTCGTGACCGCGCTTTGTATCTTTTCTATCAGGTGATGCTGAAATCGGAAAAAGTTAAGTTCAAGAACGGTCATCTGTATGTAAAAAACAAGCGATTGACAATCCCGAAAAAGAATGCTAAGATATAAACATGATGACAAAGCAACGGAATATTCAAGTCGGCGATCTGGTTCATGTTCGTACGGAATACAAGTACGGCACACGACACAGTGTCTCTATCAAGTCTGGAAAGGTTATTAAAAGTGAGCGACATGATCATAAAGATACTTTTCGTTTATACACTGGGAATCCTCAGT